TATGAAAAAAGAAACAACACTTACAAAAGTAAATACAGCAAGACACTGTCTGGTAAACTAGCAGCATTAGAATTTATAAAAAGTAATATGGAAACATTTACAAACTCACTTACTAATTTATCTAAACCACAGGCAGGTATTCTTGGTAGCACAATAATAGATTATAGAAATCAACCTAAAGCCCAACGTAAAAAAGGTTTACGGATGTGGTTTACTCAGTTTGATAGAGAGCCTGACTACCGTAGCATATCAGATATTCAAACGTTAATGTCGTTAGGTAAAATTAAATAAACAAAAGGGGGCGTTAGCCCCCTAAATGTTTTTATGGTGGAGTCTAGGAGAGTCGAACTCCTGACCTCCTGAATGCAAATCAGATGCTCTACCAACTGAGCTAAGACCCCTAAATGTTTTTACCTGTTGTCGCCACTGCCGTTCAGCTTTCCTCTGTCCATCCTATCGTGTAACTTCTTTTCATTAAGAGCTGCTATCATGCCTAGTTGCATGTTAAGATCTGTTGCGAGTGCTGCACAGTACCATAACACATCTCCTATCTCACTGGCAATCTGTTCTTTCCAGTCATCTGCTTGGTTCTCTACACCATCACGCATAACCTTCTTAACTTTATTGGCTACCTCACCTGCTTCCCCTGCCAGTCCTAGTGCAGGATATAGTATCTTGTGTTCGGCAGGATAGATAGCAGTTTTAGTTGCTGTCCTTTGATATGAATTAAAGTCTGACATGTTGTACTTCTCCTTTAGCCATTGGTCTACCTCTTGTTTTATATTGTTCATTACTAACTACTCGCTTTAGGTTATCATCCCATGCTTTATTAAAGCCTCTACGCCACTCCCTGTATTGCATGGTATCCGTATGGAATGGACTACCGACACGACCACGTTTAAAATCTTCATAGCCTCGCTGAAATTGAACCTTCAGTGGGGCATCATACTTTCCAAGACCTCGTTCTGTTCTAGTTAAGTTTTTTTTCATGTCTGTCTCCTTATAGTTTAAGTTTTTTTGACTTGGGTTTATCCTTCGGTAACGCTTCACGTAACTCTTTTAGTTTACCAGAGTGTATTGCTTGTACGCACTGTTGTATATGTTGCAACAAAGGTAATGCATTATCTCCTATTCTTACGACATCAAGAATGCCCATCAGCGTCGCATTCTTTTTGTCCTTCTCATCAATCTCATAATCTTTACCATCTAAATTAATATTCATACTGTCTCTCCTTTAAGCACTGATGTCCACCATCTCGCAGACTTCGCCAGTGCATGCAAATGTCTGTGATGACTTGGTTGTGTCTTCATATTCAAAGTCTGACAACTTAGACCAGTCAATTTTACTTGGCATAATACTTTTTAATATTTTATAGTCATTCTTGGTGCAATCCTGATAGGGTGCTTGTTGATAAGTATGATCAGAGTGTGGTAAAAATGACACACCACTCATCTCATCAAAGTTTCTATACACAAATGCACCTACTTCCATCCACTCATTATCACGAACGGTTATTGTAACAGAAGGTTTGTGTTCTGTCCAGTGCCTTTGATAGATTAACCACATCTCTAACTGCTGTATGGCTGTCATCTCATCTCTAGTCACTGACTTAGGTGGTGCAGCAATAGGAAAGCTGAACTCTGTAGTTGTGTCAGGCTTCATTACACATGCTTCGGATGGTACACCCTGACTCTTCATAAACTGTGTCAAAGGATCTTTGTTGTCACCTCGTACAGTACGTATGTAATAGGGTGAATGTCTGGCATGTATACCTGATGCACTGTCTACTAACTGTGAGACAGTTCCACTAGGCTTACAGCATGTGACTGCAGTACTCTGTTGAACGCCTAACCTCTCAGCCCATACAGAGTTTACGTGTACTGCATGTTGTTTTAGGCTTTCTAAGTCTCTGGCTAAGTTCTTATTGAAGGATGTCGTAATAGGATTGTCCATTACTCCTGTCAGGCTGACACCCAGTAGTCTTTCTTCTTCTGTGTTACGCTGCCATATCTTACGTAGATAAGGAAACTTAGTATAGGTAGACTGAATAGTTCCCAGTATAGTAGCTATCTCTACCTTGTCCTTGATGTCCTTCAGTGTGTCAGTCGCACGTACTACTACCTCTGTCAAATTACAGAACTGGTATGGTCGCAGGCTAATCTCTGAGCATGGGTTTGTGCCGAACTCGTGGTTTGGATCACGTCTATCGTTACGTATAGCTAACGCCTTACATGCCTGTCTATTGAAGACACCACGCTCACCTGATTTACTTTCAACTAACGACAACCACTCACGAATAAATGTCTCTGAGTCTGGTTTCTCTGTATAACAGACAGAGTTATTAGCCAACGCTCTATGCCCTGCTGTCTCCCACCAGTTACCTGACTTAGCGTGTCGCATTCTACCATCAGATAGATTGGACAGTGAGATCATGGCTGACCTACGCACACCACCTACAACAACAATCTGTCCTATGTAACACATCAAGTCGTGACACTCTAACGAGGATAGTCTTCTATTGGAAGCTGCCTTGAATGTGTTAACAGAGAAGTTAAACAAGTCTATCAGTGGGGCAGGGCCTGATGCTCTACCACCAAATGTTTTTAGTCTGGCTCCCGATGGTCTGATCTGACTGACATCCCACTTAGGTATCTCTCCTGCCCACAGTAAAGCAAGTACTTGTCTCAGTCCTTTTGCCCAGCCTTCTTTACTATCCTTGACGACAACAGTAGTCTCACTGTCTGATAACTCAGGTACTTCAGGTAAGTTCTGTATGTACTGACGCTCAACACTGAAGCCTACACCTGTACCGCACAATAGTATATACATAGCCTCATCAAATGCTTTAGGGTCATCTACTGGCAGGTAGCTACAATTGTATCCTGCTGTATGATCACGATTTAATGCTGGCCCTGCTGTCATCATTGCTCTCATGCTTGGCATAACACTTAGATTAAGTATCATATCTTCTATCTTTTTAAATTCAGACTTCATTATTACGATAGGCTTTACCACGTTATCCATGTATCTACATACAGTTTCAGGCCATGTCTCTCTTCTATTTTCTTTCTCAAGCCAACGAGCATACCGTGAGGTATGAATGAATGCTTGGTAGTCTGTTGGTAAATAGTTGTTGCTCATTTAATTACTCCGATATTAATCTAATTGTTTTGATTTCCATGCCATCTATGTCGTAAACAAATTCATGTATGGCTTCGTGTATTTCTTCTTCTATCTTTCCATCTGCTGGCATTCTATACTCTTGTTCGTCAATGCCCAGAGTCATTAATAATTTAATCTCCATCTGTTATCTCTGCCTCTATTAATCTATCAAGATACCACGATGCTTTCTTTAAATCTTCTACACCATTCTTATACTTGTGTCTCCATATGTATTTTAGTATGTTACCCTGCAGGTACTCCTTGAACCCTGAACCTAAAGCAGCACGTATAGCATCAATACATTCTATGTCGTGGTCTTGGTTGTAGTGTTCTGGTTTATCTACTACGTCATACTTTGGTTTGTTTTTCATAAGGTTCTCCTAATTTAAAAGTTTACTTTAATTACATTGCCTGTAGTGCTAGCAACAGATTCTTTTATCTGTTCTTCTTTGTACTTTTTATCATCTTCTTCTATCATACTTGATGCGTAATCGCAAAGGGTATTTCTAAACTCTTCATCTATTTCCATTACAGGTAGGGCAGAACATATCAGAGAAGCTACTTGCATAAGCTGTATAAAGTCAGACGGTTCTGTAGTTTTTTTATTGTCCGTAATTATATCCATGTCTATGAATCCATCCCATCTACCCTCGTCTGTAAAGTTAGGCTTCATTCGTATTATAATATCGTTAACATCAAAGTCTTCTACTTCTATTGTCATGGGCTAACTCCTTATTATTTTTTTATAGGATAGTTCTATCAGTGGTTTATGTTTGTTCTTTCCTTTTTCTTTTAGCCATTCTAGCGGTACTAACCTGTCATGGTATAGAAATTTATTCTTGTTACACCAATCTTGGTATGTACTCTTAGCACCCTTACTTATTTTATTCTTACTGTTGTAAAAGACAAACCGTATATCTAACTTAGGGTGTTGCTTTTTTATCTCAATATGTTTTCTTCTGTCGGACGCAACAAATCTACCCTTGCTTTCTATTATAATACCATTAGGCAACACAAAGTCAGGAGTATACGTGCGGTACATGAGGTCTTCCCATTCAATCTTAATGGCCTCATACACCACAGGCACACCCTGTTCCTTGAGGTAGTCAGAGATCTTCATCTCCAACCCACTCCTATACCCATGTTTCATGGCAGACTGAAAACGTTTACCGTTCATCCTACTGCTTCTTCAATGTAAGACACAGTAGGTGGTGTCTTTTTTCCTTGGTAAACTCTGGACGGTCTATCTTTAAGTTCCCAACATGAGTACCTGAAGTCACAGAACTTACAGCCATCTGGTAGTATTTTATTGCCTGACAGATTACCTCTGTAGGATTCACGTACAGGCTCAAAGCAACGTTTAAACACATTGGCTTCAACTGTCTTGGCAGTCTCGTTTAACTTAGCAACCTCTACATCTACGTCTAGTCCTGTGGCAGGCACGTACTTGATGTGTCCATTGGCTTTGTTTACTACCCACCAGCCACCAACTTTTTTACCTGATGCCTTGATGTATCCTGCGAGCTGACCTACATAGCCAAAGGAATCTCCATTAGCCAGTGTGTCATAGGATTCAAACTTGTTAGTGTAAGACCAGTGTGACGCAGACTTTACGTCATCCAATGCACCATCAACAACAAGATCGTAGCTTCCATTAACTGTAACGTCGTCAAGTTCAAGTTTAACATAGTTATCTTTATCTTCATACGCAACTCCTGCTTCTTTAAGTATTCCTTTAAATGCTGCCTCAACTATATCTCCTAGTAACATGTTCATTACGAAGGTGGTAGGCTTAGGGAGAGCCTTCTCTGGATAGTTCTTCTGCCACCAGAGTTGGCAAGTAGGTCTACCTATATTGGACATACGTAGACGAAACTCATCTCTCTTATTGCCCCCACCGAACTGTTTCTTCATAGCATCCTTGATGTCTTGTGCTACTTGCTCAATGGTTTCGTCAGACATAACTGACGTACCCTTGGTAGCATTCTCAAGGTACTGATGAATAG